GAACATACTATGCTAGACATTACATGTTCAGAAGAGATCCGAGAGCAGTGCCACATTCAGGAGGCGCAGCAGCTTGACCCACAAGGTCACGCCGTGCGGGTTACCATCATCCAGGGTGGGCGCTCGGCTAATGACTATTCCTATGATGAGCAGGCATTACAGGCCATCGCAGGTATGATCGAAGGTGCACATGCCTATGCCGATCATGGCCCGCCAGATGTCGCAACGCGCTCTGTACGCGACATCGTCGGCTTTTACCACGATGCTTGCTATATCCCACCCTCGCCCACCTGTCCTGGCGGGTGTGTCGATGCCACTCTCCACATCCTAGAGGCTGCCGAGTGGCTCTGGTCCATGATCCATGAAGCGTGCACGTTAGGGCGTCCCGAACTGATTGGCCTTTCCATCGACATCTTTGGTCAGTGGCAACTCAACGAGGCCACAAGTGCCAGGGATGTCACACATATCCTTGCTCTCAATTCCTGTGATATCGTCACCCGGCCCAGCGCGGGAGGATCGTTCAATCGTATTCTCCATTCGCAACATCAGATATCGAAAGATCAGACAGCGAAAAATCCAACCTCCAAAGGAACGGCTATGACTGACACCCAAGAGCAGCAAACGCTCGATCCCATGACTCAAGAAACATCGATCCACATTCTCGAGCAACAGCATGTGTTGGAGCAACAACATCTCCAGCTTGAGCAACTCATGTCTCAGGTACGCCTTGAACGCGCCACCCTCGTCCTAGAGCGTCGTCTACAAGAAAGCATCCTGCCACAGGCTATCAAAGAGCAGATCAAGGCACGCTACTGTGGCGTCATCTTTGAAGAGAAGGACCTGGATGCTGAGCTGAACTCCGCGCTCACTATGATGGCCCGGCTTGCGCAAGATGGCATTGTACGTGGTCATAACTACGAAAAGCCCGACATTAGTAGCCAGATTACCGAAGCTGAGAAAATCCAGGCCGCCTTCGATCGCATGTTTGACCTCGACATCGACACTACCCGGCTCGGCAATATTCACGGCTTCACTGGCATTCTCGAAGCCTATGCACGCGTAACTGGTGATGCTGGCCTCTTTGGCGGGATCAGCGATCATAGCACGCTCGGCACTATCCGTGTTTCTGAAAGTGCTCCTATCACGCGCATCACCGAAGCCGATACCACTACAGCCTCCTTCTCCTACCTTCTAGGTACTAGTATGAACAAACGCTTGCTGAAAGACTATCAGACTTGGCCTGCTGAATGGCAAAAATTTGTCACAATAGTACCTATACGGGACTTCAAGCAACAAACGCGTGTGCGTCTGGGAGCTTTTGGCAGTCTGCCAATCGTCGCTGAAGATACAGCCTATCAGGCCGTCACCCTTACCGACTCAGCTGCCACCTACGTTGCCCAGAAGCGTGGCAACCTTGTCACAGTCTCGCGTGAAACGATCATTAATGATGACCTGCAAGCCATCAAGCAAATTCCAACCAAACTTGCTTCAGCCGCGGCTTATACGCTGGCAGAGTTCGTCTATGGCTTTCTCTCCAACAATCCTGGCATCTACGATGGTAATAACCTCTTCACCGCTGGTGCGCCGCACAACAATCTGGGTAGCAGCAACCTGAGTACAGCGGCTATGCAGAGCGGCATTACCGCCATGCGCGAACAGACCAATTACGCGGGCAAACGCCTGGGACTGCGTCCTCGCTTCTTGGTCGTGCCACCTGAACTGGAGTGGGTTGCTATGATTGCGACGAAATCGGCGGGTGTCCCCGGTAGCTCGAATAACGACATCAATCCCGTTTTGGGATTTTGCACGCCAATTGTGAGTCCGCAGTTGACGAGTACGACGCAGTGGTTCTTGGTTGGTGACCCGAGGGAGATTGACACGATTGAAGTGGGCTTTGTCGGGGGACAGCTGAATCCGATTTTACTGATTCAAGATTCAGCTTTGCTGGGGAATAACTTTTTAATGGATATGGTGAGCTATAAGTGCAGACATGAGTTTGGAGGAGCGATTGTGGATTTTAGGGGCATATATCGTGGCATATGATGTATTATAATCATAATGTACATAAAATGTGTTTTAGGAAGGGGAACATTTTGATACAGGCAGTAGCAGAAAGGCAATCTACCCGAAAGAGTAGATTGCCCAGGGATTATCAGAATAGCGGAGGCTGGTTAGATCGCTCCTGGGCCAACTTCGCCTCTCGTTTAGCCGCTTTGGTTGCCTTTACTTTCGCGGTAACTTCAGGTGGTCGCTTCCTGCCAGTATTAGCAATGCGAGCAGCTTCTGTAGCTTTAGCCATATGCTCAGGTGATGGTTTCTTACCACGAAGGGCTGCGGCACGCTTCTTCTCAATAGTCTCTGGAGATTCCTTTTTTCCACGGCGGCTAGCACTCATCTTTGCACGGGTTTCATTTGTGTGCTTCTTGCCTAGTTTGGCAGCACGCAACTTTTCTCTGTGTTCAGGCGAGAACTGCTTACCCTTTTTAGCAGCACGCATCTTTTCTACGGCCTCGGGCGTATGTTTTCTACCTCGAAGAGATGCAGAACGTTTAGCTTTTGTCTCTGGGGATTGCTTCTTGCCTAGCTTGGCAGCACGCATCTTTTCAAGATTTTTGGGTGTATGTCTCCTACCAAGATTAGTTATACGTAACTTTTCCTTGGTTTCAGAAGAACGAGACTTGCCGAGATTAGCAGCACGCATACTTGCTATAGCTTCAAGGTTAGGTGGGTTTCTAAGATTAGCAGCACGTAACTTTGCTCTGGTCTCAGGTGTACGAGGCCAAGCACGAAGCTTTTCTATGGTTTCAGGAGTATGCTTGATACCAAGACAACTACCAGCAATACGAGCAATATTATATTGTGGCACAAGAGTATCCATATAATGTTGCTCTCTCGAAATGAGGTTTTCAGCGTGCTCAACATGCTCTACGATAACAAAAAGAAAGGCATTAGCACCATAGTAGTTATATGCACGCTGGAGATGAGAGTTTCCATGTTTGTTTGTTTGCAAACCTTTAAAGTGATCACGCTTTCTCTGAAGAAGGTTCTTAGCAGATCCGATGTAAAAATGCTGATTTCGCTGGTTGATTATGGCATATATACCGGGGCTACGAGGAATAGTCTGATGCTCAAGGTCAGACCACCAGTGCTTTTCTTTCTGAGGGGGAATATCAGTAATGTGAGGAACTGGATCATCAATAGGCTGATCGCTCATAGCATCGAAATCAAAGGTGTGCTGAGTAGGGTTTTGGGGTATAATCGGTTGCATGTTAAGGCTCCTATCCTTAGCATCATGCCTGGGATGCTTCTTGTACCAATGCTACGAACATTGGTACTGCATTGCCAGGCAACGCCATGTTATATACCTCTACTATGCCATCAATCAGCTTCGATTTCGGCACATTATGCACAAAGGTACTATACCTCTTAAGGGTTATACAAGATCACAAGTCTCTCTATTCAACAGGAGGTGAGATATGCCCACTCCAGGGCCACAGAGTCCCAACTTCACCAGTTTGGTTGAACCATTTATTGACATAAAACGCGATTTTGCTGCTCAAGGCGATAACCAGAGCATAGATAATGCACCACTCAATAATGCTCTATCGGCAGCTTCACAGCGCTTTGGGGCAGGTAAGATCTACTTGCCACCAGGAACATACATCTTGAATGCTCCAGTAACGATGTTGTCGCAGATAGACATTGAGGGCGCGGGACCTGAGAAGACAATTATTAAGCTTGCGAACAATGCGAACTGTGACATGTTCGTAGCAAATACTGGCTTAATAGGTCTCGGGGCTGGATTCGGGTCAGGTAATGTAGGGGGAATATTCAACTTCTCATTTAGGAATTTGACCTTAGATGGCAATAAAGCCAACCAGAGTGGTACAAGTTACGGCCTACGCATCTATGGCTACGGGTTCATTCTCGAGAATGTCAGGATACGAAACTTCCTGACGGACGGTATGCTGATTGACTGGAATGGTGGGTCGTCTTCGCCAGGACAAGATCAGGTTGGTGCACAATTCGTCAATTGCAAGTGGCACGATAATGGCGGGTGCGGTTTTCGTGTTGGAGGTCCGCAGAAAAGCCAGTTTATCAACTGCGAGACCTTCGCGAACGGACTCCATGGCATTCATCTAGCACCGAACGCTAGAGACTGCGCATTCACGAACCTGCTCAGCTATGGAGCAGCCCAAGGCGTGACTGGTGGAGCTATCCCGATCCTTTGCGAGGCCAACAATGTAAGGTTCGTCAATGTTCGTGCGCAGGACTCGGATACCGTACAGGTGGTGTTATTGGGCAATGAAGACCTCTATATCGGGGACGTGATTGGAGGAACTGGCAATGCTTCTACATCTGGTATCCAAATTGGTCAGGCCAGCGGCAATACTCCTTATAACGGCCAGATAGACCAGTCGGCAGGCACGACAACCGCTCAAACGCCTATAGGCAGTTTCGTGGAAGGCATCATCGATTCGTGTCTGGGGACAAATGGTTCCGTCTGGCTGGCCAACGATGGTGGGCAGTCAAAAGTAAATGTCACTTGTAAGCAGGCCAGTGGTTCAGCAGTCACGGGCACGCCAGCACTCTCATCATTCATCAACACAGGAGCAACTCCAAACGGAGGATCGGTAAGTGCAACAGCTGTCGCCATTGCCAACGGAAACACAATTAACACAAGCAACGCTGTTTCGAGGGTAAACCCTGGCGCAAATGTAACGGGTATTATTATGGCACCTGGAGTTGTACCAGGGCAAATGTGCTTCGTGGATAATATATCAGCTAATACCGTTACCTTTGCCACTGTCGGAACTTCCCATGTTTCTGATGGTTCAACGGCGGCAATACCTGCAAATGCGGGAAGGCTCCTGGTTTGGGATGGAACGAATTGGGTAAGAGCAGCTTAGGGAATATAAGGTGTATCAAGTTGAAAGTAATGAACTTGGAGAATAGCCAGTGACATCGTTCATGGGACCTGACGGGTCATCACTTTCAGGTGCTCTCACGCCATTGGGGATCATCAACGGAATGAATCTCGATGCGGCTGGCAATCTGAAGGTTAGTCCAGGTGGCAATCCTGTTACCAACCCAGCCATTACCGAGGACCAGATTCGTGCCTGGATTGCCAATGGGCAGGGATTTTCGGCTAGCACCGGAATATTGAATAGCGCGGCGGGTACCAATAACTATCCGCTGAGCATATTCAATCCCAATAATAGCGGCAAATCGATACTTCTGTACAGTATTCAAGTATCCAATGGATCAGGAGGGATGACTGCCCTCTTGCAGCTAGTGACCAGTAACCCGGCTTTTGCCAACCAGATCACGCCGATCAATATGAAGGCTGGCGGTCCTAACTCGGCATTGCCAGCTGCGGCTATCACGGCGGCGACGACGAATCAAGCGCTAGTAACACCTTATGAGCAGGTGGTAACGTTGGCAAGTGCCACGCTAGAGTTACTGACAAATGGAGCTGCGATATTGCTTCCGAACGGTAGTAACAATGGTATCGTGCAATACATACAAACATACAGCACTGCGATAAATAGTATTCTGATTCGGTGGGTGGAATTTTGAGGAGTATAATGAGAATCAGCGAAGCAAAGTGGTATCCTATAAAAACTAGGACATCACCAATAAATCAGAATAAAGGAGGTTGCAACTTTTGTTGCTCAACAAGCTTAGCTTCACGCTTTGCCTTCTTTGATGCAACAATTTTCGCAGTATGCTCAGGAGATTGCTTTCTGCTAGTATTCACAATACGTGCAGCTTCAGTAGCTTTCGCCATTTGCTCAGGAGTCTTCTTGTATGCACCAGGATTCTCAAGCTTCTTTGACTCACGTGTAGCCTTAGAACCAACAACTGATTTTGCAATGGATTCAGGAGACATCTTACGGCCAACACGTACAGCACTCATCTTAGCCCTAGTTTCTTCAGTTGGCTTATATGCATCAGGATTCTCAAGGCGTTTTTCGGCTTTAGTAGCCTTCTGTTTGGCAATTGATTCTGATGAAGGTTTCTTACCAAGCATTGCGGCACTAATCTTTGCTTTGGTTTCATCAGAGTGCTTTTTCCTTTTATGGGACTCACTCATCTTAGACTTGCGTTCTTCTGATAATTTACGACCAGTATTAGCAACACGAGCAGCTTCAATAGCCTTTGCCATTTGCTCAGGATCGGAATCGTGCTTGTACGCATCAGGGTTTTTAGCAAGAATAGTTTCTTTTGTAGCTTTCGTTGAAGCCATGCGATTTGCAACATGCTCAGGACTTTGCTTACCACGTTTTTGCCCCGTAAGGACAGATGAAATCTTAGCACCACGCGCAGCAAGAATGTTAGGAGGAAGTCCATCACTGCGACCTGCAAACGGAAGAACATTGTACTCAGGCTTAATGAGATCAATGAAGAGTTGCTCTCTCTCGATGAGCTTGGAGGTATCAGAGAGATGATCAACTACAACAAAGGCAAAAGCTTCAGAGCCATACTTATTGTATGCCCTTTGAAGATAATTACTATGGTGCTTGCCTTTGCGAAGATCCCAAAGATGGTGCTTATATCGTCTATCAAGATCACTAGTCGAGCCAACATACATATGTTGATTTACAACATTAAGAATAATGTAGACACCCGGTGCCTGAGGAAGTGTTTGAGTAGACATCTTCTGCTTAAATCGCCTTTCGTTTATGCCTTAATCTCGAGTTGCCAGGAGAGCAAGACAACTCTCTTTTAGCATAGGCTTATAAGACATAAGCTAGGTAGTAAAGGCATAATAAGGTGTGGAATAGACGTAGTTCAATAGTGCACAAGATAAATTAGTACAAAAGTACTAAAAAGAAGGAGAAATCATCTCATGCTAGATTTAGCAGAATTAACCTGGGGAAGATATAACGGAGGGTCTGTCGCTCCCATAGGATCGTATTGGTGTCCCAGAAATAATGCAATACAGCAATTAACATCCGACGGGACCTTGGCGCAAGACGGTACATGGTGCCGCGTAGATCCCTCAGGCACGCAAACATTTGCTAACATTGCCGCAACCATTAACGGTGTCCTTGGCACAACATACACATCAGGAAGTTTCCATGCGCAAGGCTCAGGAGATGTCCTTGCCAATCCTGGTCAGGCCGCTGACGACGCCTAGAAAGGAGCGAATGTATGACCAGCCTGCACCACAGCCAGAGTAGTTATGGCAGTGCACAGCGCGGACATAGCCATCAAAGTCAGCCCCGTGAAATTATTAAGCGTGGCATTTTGATTAGCTTCAACCCCGCGACCTACACTGCTAACGTGCTCATCTTAGAGGCCACAAGTGCTTTCCTTCAAGGCATACCTGTCGCCTGCCACCTTGATGGCACCAGTGCTCAGGTTAACTCGTTGTGCGCCGTTCTCTTCTTCGATGAGCAGAACTATACCGACGCTGTGGTGCTGGCGGTTTATCCCAATGCCTCGCAGGGGATTCCCGTCCCAGCTCCTGGTCGCATTGTCT